AGAAGTGTGCATTATATTTTCTAATAACCCAGATAATTCAGATGTAAGGGAAGCTATAGCATCTAAACGAGGGTATTCAAGATCGGTATTTTATCGAAAACTTGATGATGTATATATTAAGCTTAATATGTTGTTATGTTTAAGCCCGATAATGACAATCGATGATTATGATAAAGAAATATATTAATAACAAACTGGGACTAAACTGGGACTAAAATAGACTATTTATGTGTTATTATTGTATTGTGGGAAATTGGTTAATCCACACGGCGACATGTTTTTTAGTTATATTTCTAAACTCCTTTCATTTTTATAAAGCGGTCAAATGACTGCTTTTTTGTTATCTAAGACGATATTATTACTCTCCCTATAGTATCGTCTTAAATAACATAAGGGGCATGAAAATGGACGATGATGAAGAATTAGACAACATAATAGATATATATTGGAGGTGCTTGAAGAATGGCAAAACACTTAACAGATGCGAAGAAAAAGAAAATAATAGCCGATTATGTAGGGTGCGGAAACTATTCGGAAGTAGCAAGAAAAAACAAGGTATCTAAAGATACTGTTAGGAGATTATGCAATCGCACGGATATTCTTCAAAAAGCGCAAGAGAAAAAAGAGCAAAATACCAAAGATATGCTTGAATACCTAGATAATAAAAAACAAGATGCAATGGAATTCATTGACATGGCGTTAGTATCAATGATGGAACCAGAGAAACTAAAAAAATCAAGTGTGCAGGCATTAGCAACATCAATCGGGATTATAATAGATAAATTCACACCAACAGTACAAACAGATCAATCGTTAGAGAAATTAGACAAAGTATTGGAAAAAATAGGCGGTGTCATTTAATGGCATTTACACAAAAACAGCGTGAGTTTTTAGATAACGCTAATCATCGTTGGAATATAAAGCAAGGAGCGACACGTAGCGGTAAAACCTACTTAGATTACTTTGTTATTCCAAAACGAATAAGGCAAGTTGCTGGAAAAGATGGATTGGTTGTTATTTTAGGAAATACAAAGGGCACACTCCAAAGGAACGTAATAGAGCCTTTGCAAAATATATATGGAGAACAGTTAGTTAGCAATATTAGAAGCGATAATACCGCGAATATGTTCGGGGAGAAAGTATATTGCTTAGGAGCGGATAAGATTAACCAAGTAAACAGAATAAGAGGGGCAAGTATTAAATACTGCTACGGTGACGAGGTTGCGACATGGCACGAAGAAGTATTCACAATGCTTAAATCGCGTTTAGATAAGCCATATAGCAAGTTCGACGGAACTTTAAACCCCGAAAGTCCGCACCACTGGCTTAAAAAGTTTTTAGAAAGTGATGCAGATATATACTGTCAATCTTACACAATAGACGATAACCCGACACTTGACCCATCGTTTGTGGCTAATCTAAAGCAGGAATATGCTGGAACGGTATACTATGATCGTTATATCTTAGGATTATGGAAATCGGCCGAGGGTGTAATATATACGCAAATAGCAGATAGACCACAAGATTATGTTATCGATGAAGCACCGCCTATTATGTTTGCTACTATTGGAGTAGATTTTGGCGGTAATGGTTCGGCAACCACATTTAATTTAACGGGATATACTTCGGGAATGAACGAGGTAATAACTTTGAAAGAGTACTACCGTAAAGGCATTATGACACCTAAAGAATTAGAAGAAGATTTCGTGACGTTTGTAAAAGAGTGCGAACGCTTTTTTATTGTAACAGATGCTTACTGTGATAGCGCTGAGCAAACTCTTATAAGAGGGTTGAAAGTCGCAGTAGCAAAAGAGGGAATAGGGCTAAGCATACATAATGCAAGGAAAGGTGAAATAAACAACCGCATACGCTTTTTTTGTCGTTTACATGGCATAGGCAAGCATAAAATTATGCGCGAATGTAAATACACCTTAGAAGCATTTCAAACTGCTGTATGGGATGCTAAATACGTTACAAAGGATGTTAGGCTGGATGATGGAACATATAACATAGATAGTTTGGATGCGCAAGAATATGCGGTAGAGCCGTATATGAACCAAATTATCGATATGTGGTAGGAGGCGTGCAGATGTTTAAAAAGATAAAAAAGAAAGTAAAAGAGGTGGCTACGAAATTTATGGCAGACAGTGGAATGAGAGAACCTATTAAAGATATATTTGAATTGGGCGGTGTTCCTGCGTTTAACCAGTTTTATTATTTTGGTATCTTTCCATGGAAGTATATTTATAAAGGCTTTTATAAACCGTGGCATCGAGTGTTGTCACCTACGTTAAAAGACCCTATACGAAAAAGAAATATAGAAACAATGGGAATTGCTAAAGCAGTGTGTGCGGAACTGGCTGGATTAATATGGAGCGAGCAATGCGAAGTACATGTTTCTTCGGGAAAAGAACTCGGAGAAAATGAAACAGATCCTCTAGACGATTATATCCAAAAAGTTTTAAAAGATAATGCCTTTTTTACAAAGATGCAGGAACATATCGAGCAGTCTTTGGCACTTGGGGGCGGAGCACTAAAAGTTTGGGCGGAAGCAGATCATTTAGACGGTAAACCAGTACTAGGAAGCGAGCATATTGAAATTGGCTATGCTATGGCAGATCAGTTCGTGCCAACTGCATGGACAAACGCCAAAGTTACAGAGGGAGTATTTATAAGCCGAGAAGCAAAGAACGGGTATTATTACACGCGGTTAGAGTGGCATAAATGGAATGGAACTACATATGTAGTTGAAAATGAATTATTTAGAAGTGAAATTAAAAATATTAAAAATGCTAGCGGTGAAGTTGAACCGCAGGATATTTTAGGTTTTAGATATCCACTGCAAACAATATATCCATTTTTGAATGAATCAACTTCGATTGAACATGTAGAGGATAGTCTATTTTACTATTACAGAACAGCTATTGCGAACAACATTGACGATAACAGCCCATTAGGAGTAAGTATTTATGCTAATGCATTAGCAACATTACACGCGTTAGACATTTGTTATGACAGTTTCGTACGCGAGTTTGTGTTAGGAAAGAAGAGAATAATTGTCCCAGCGAGTGCTGTTAGAATGGTGGTTGACCCTGAAACTGGCGAAAGAAAAAGATACTTTGATGCAAACGATGAAGTGTATGAAGCATTAGCAACGGATGATACAGAACAATTAAAAATACATGATAATTCTGTTGAGTTGAGAGTAGAAGAACACATAAGCGCAATTAATGCTTTTTTAAGCACCTTATGTTTACAACTGGGATTTAGTGCAGGAACGTTTACATTTGATAAATCACAAGGACTAAAAACCGCAACAGAGGTAATCTCCGAGAATTCCAAAACATATAAAACTATAAAATCACATCAATTACAAATAAAAGAAGCAATTGAAAAAATGATCAAAGGAATAGTTAATGTTGCGGATTTATACGACATTGAGTATAAAGGGCAACGTGTTGGAAATATGGCTAATGATGATTTAGAGATTAAAGTAATCTTTGATGATTCAATCTTACAAGACCGACAAACAAACGTTAATGAGGGAATTGTATTAGTAAATAACGGTTTAATGTCTAAATTAACTTATATGGAAAAGGTGCTAGGAATGACGGGAGAAGAAGCACTTAAAGAAATAGAAAAAATAAAAAAAGAAAATCAAATAAATACAATAGCGGTTGATGATTTCGCTCTTGGCGGTGAAGAATAGTGGCAATGATAACGCGCCAACAAATATTAGAAATAAGTGAACCGTTTGAGGAAATGTATAGCGGTATAACTAATCAAATTCTAATAATGATGGCTGAATACATTGGTAAAGATATTGATGAGCCGATTGAGGTTTGGCAACAAAAAAGGATCCAAGAAATTAATTTATTGTTAAAACATACGCAAAGTATTATAAGCAGTGGCAGATATCTAAGCACTACTAATAACACGTTAAATACCGTTATAGATAAAACTTTGGAGGATATAGAACCAAAATTACAAGAAGCATCTAAAAACGGTCTGTTAAAGAAAACAACCGCTTATACAGCTAGCTTAAGCATCAATGAACTTAAGAAAAATATGAAAGAAGATTTCTTAATAACATTTAATACAATGGGTAATACCATGCAAAGTATGATATTGCAATTGTTTAATAAAACATTAAATAATGTTGTTTCTGCATATAATACAAGAAGAAATGAGATATTAGACGAAGCCACAGAAAAGATAATGCATAGAGAAACAATGCAAAATGCTGTTGCAAGTGCAATAAGGCAAATAGCTAAAGAAAATATACCAGCATTTATAGATAAAGCAGGAAGAAAATGGACGGCCGAAGCCTATGCGAATATGTATGTACGAACAAATGTTCACAACTTGAGTATAGATACGGTTGTAAAAAGAAATGAAGATTATGGGAACGATTTATTTATTGTTTCTAAGCATAGCGGTGCAAGACCCAAATGCGCTCCGTGGCAAGGGAAGATAGTTTCAAAAAACAACAGAAAAGGAACAACAACCGATGCGAACGGTAAAAAAGTAAGTTTTATAGCTTTGTCAAGTACAAGTTACGGTCAGGCGGATGGATTGCTTGGTATTAACTGCGGGCATCAACTGTATCCGTTTATACCTAAACAATCGATTAATAACGTTAAGCCTTTATCAAAGGAGCAGGAAAGAGAAAATAAACGTATATATGAAGAAAGCCAACAACAGCGTGCTATTGAACGCGAAATCCGCGCATCAAAGACACAAGAGGAAATGTATAGAAAAGCTGGCTTAAGAGATGAAGCTGATAAGCAAAAAACTATAACAAGTCAAAGACAAGCTAAAATGAGACAGTTTATAAATGAAACAGGTCGAACACGACGATATGATCGCGAACAAATCGTTAAATAATGATAAAAAAACAGGAGGGTAAACAATGGATTGCAAACATGAATTTATGGGCGACAAAGATGGAGTAACATGCCTTAAATGTGGTTTAAAAATGGGAGTGCAAGAATACCATGATTTTTTACAACAAAAAGAAGTAAAAGAACCTAAGAAGCCATCTTCAAGAAGAAAAGGAGCTAAATAATGAATCCATATCAAGATTTAACATCATATTTAAAAATCGTATATCAAAATTTAGGAACTCTGCATCATATGTTAGTAGGCAAGAGTTTTTTTGTTATCCATCCATTATTGGGTGAATGGTACAACGAAATCGGTGAAATGACGGATGATTTAATTGAACGAGGTATTCCGTTAGGGTTTGCTGAACCGTCTATTAAAGATGCGGTTTTAGCTTACACAAACGATTTACTTGGCGTTGAGAACAGAGAATGTGAAGATACAATCATTCTTGCAAGAGATAATTTCATTAATATTATTAAAAAAATGACAACTGCTAAAGACGGTTTACCCGTTGATGTTCAAAACAAGATTGATGAATATATTTATTATTTGCGTAAAGAAGCAGATTACAAAATGGGTCAATATCTAGGCGGTATGAAGAACACAGCGACAGTTGATATTGATGATGATTAAATAATTAGCATCTAAGAGTGCTTTTTATATTTTAGGACGTTTTATACGTCCTTTTATTTTGCCCTCGTCTATCGGCGTTAAATGTAGGCTTTCGGTTACGTCTGCATCCGTTAAATGTAGGCACACGTTATTTATTAGTTTAAACGCAGGAGGAAGAATAATGCCAAAACTAACAAGAAAAAGTGTACGTAGTGAAATTGTTAAGGCTGGAGTAAGTGAAGATAAAGCCAATGAATTATTAGAAAGCATTATGTCTATGTATGGAGCTAGCACTGCTGACATGGTTTCTAAAGAAGATTTGGAAGAACTTAAGCAAGAAGCGGTCAATGAAGCTATGAAAAACACACCTAAAGACTACAAAGAAAGTCAAGATTACAAAGATTTATTAGGAAGAGTACAAGAGTACGAAAAGAAAGACACTATCCGAACATTAACGGATAAAGGAGTTAAAAGCGACAAGTACGCGGAAATGCTCTTGGAAAGATTAGACAAAGAAAAAGACATTGATGAACAGCTTACGGCTTTTAAAGAGGAATATGCCGATATGTTCAATGTCGAACAACAAGAAGAGCCAAAACCTCAATTTGGAGCACAGCCAAAAGGCACTATGCCAAGTGGCAAAGAAGCACAAACGTTTGGGGATTTTTGGAGTTTTATGCCAAAAGAAAAGTAGGAGGAATTAATATATGGCAGATTTTGTGCAAACACCTTTAAATTATGCAGTTGACTACGCTAGAACACTAGCCAACGCTTATCCTTATTTATCATATTTTCCAGAGTTATGGGCAGGACCCAACAATGAAAAATATAAACCAGTAAACGGGAAAACAGTAATGATCCCATCGATGACAGTTTCGGGGGCTAAAGCAGTTAACCGTGACAGTATCGACGGTAAATTTAATCGTAATTTCAATACTGAAATGCAACCCGTTACAATGATGATGGACAGAGAATGGGATACATTAGTTGATCCAATGGACATCAAGGAAACAAATCAAGTGGCTACTATTGCCAATGTAACAGAAACATTTAACCAATTCCAAAAAGTGCCAGAAATGGATGCATACATGGCTTCTAAATTGTCATCGTATGCACAATCTTTCGGTACAGTAGATACAACTGTGTTAGATAAAGATACTATTTTAGAAACATGGGATGGATATTTAGCGTATATGGTTAACCAACGTATCAACCGTGATAGATTGGTAGCGTATATGACACCAGATGCGTATAAACTTTTAAAAGAAGCAGCGGGAATTACACGTTTTATCGATGCAGGCACTGGAATTAGAAATGTAGACCGAAATGTCGGGAAATTAGACGGAGTATTAATTCGAGAAGTACCAAAAGATATTATGCAAACAGCGTTTGACTTTACAGTAGGATGGAAAGTTGAATCTGGCGCAAAAACTATTAATATGTTGTTAGTAGACCCTATGGCAATGATTGCTCCAGTAGTCTATGAAGTAGCTATGATGAGCGCACCAACTGCACAATCTAAAGGGAAATGGCTATATTATGAAAGATACTACTACGATGTATTTGCATTAGATAAACGTAGAGTAGGTATCTTAGCAAATATCACTACACCAACTCTTGGAACATTTGAAGTTACGTCAACTGCTGGAGCTGAAACTAATCAAACAAATGTAGCAGTTACTGCTAAACCAATTCTTGGACAAAAATTAGTGTATAAAGTAGCTTCTAGCGCTTCAACACCTACATACGGACAAGATTTATCTAGCGGATGGACTGATTTACCAGCTGATGGCGTAGTAACAGTCGCAGGATCAGAAACGAATATCACTGTTGCATTAGTTAATACAACTAAAGCAAATGGAGCTTTCGCGGTTGCAAGTGGTAATGCTACGATCGTTAAAAACGGCGGATAAGGGGTGATTGTATGGCATATATAAAATATGCTGATTTTACACAATTTTACGGCAGTGATTTGATGGATGAAGAAACGTTCAACAGTCTCGTTAATCCAGCATGTTCTAAAATTGATGAAATAACCCGTTTTAAGGTCGCTGAAGAGGGTTTAAACTCTTTAGCGCCTTTTATTCAAGAATTGTTTAAACGTGCGTGCATGGCTCAATGTGCGTACTATGGCTATTACGGTTTAGAAGTAGCCTATACTGGTGTGGCAGGGCAAGGCTTTACGGTTGGCAAAGTAAGTGTGGACAGCACTTATCAGTCAAAAGAAAGCGCAGGAAGAAATTACAATTCATTAAGCCCCGAAGCGGTAAGTCTGCTTGAACAAACTGGGCTGTTAAATAGGAGTGTTGGAGTATTCTCAGACCCATCCCTAAACGTATTCTGGCCGATATAGCCACATTAAAAGTAATTACCAGTATAAACGAATGGCAAAAGCCCGTTATGCAGTCTTATGATTTAAAATTTGTACATATGCAAAACACAAACGAAGTACGAAGAACAACAGATAACACTGAGGTCGTTCTTCGCTCAATATTATATTACGATTGTAGGTTGTCTAAGCCGAATTTGAACTTATGGGTATTAAATAACCAATCACTTGGAAACGGTGCTAGAATGAGTATTATTTATCAAGAACAGACATATACTGTTCAAACTTGCGATTTAGTACCCGATGATACTGGCAAACCGCATCATTATGAACTTGGGTTAGTTTAGTGAGCGTTAAAGTTACATTAAATAAACGAAGAGTTCTAAAAAGAATTACGAGCGGTGCCGATAATGCTAGAGCGGTGTTAACAGAACAAGTTTATCAGGACAGTGAAGAATATACCCCTCGTGATAAAGGAAAACTTATAGAAACGGCGCGAATTGATTCTAAAAACGGAACAATTACATATACCCAGCCATATGCTAAAAAATTATGGAATGGTATAGACTATAATTTTTCTAAAGATAAAAGTGCTAAAGCCACTTATGAGTGGTGTGATGCAGCTAAAACAGACCATAACAAGGATTGGCAGAAAGTTGCTCAACAAGCATTTAAAGAAGGGATGAAATAATGGACATCGAGATTATAAACATTCTAACGGCTCTTATTAAGGCACAGTATCAAGGAAGCTTAGTTTTTGGTACAAATATACCCGATAATAGTTTGGCGCTTCTATGGCGGTCAAATCCGCAAGAAATATATATGTGCAAAGACAGTTATAATCATATGAACGTAAGGCTTAACGGAAAAAATAAAGATCAAGAGGAAATATGCAGTACACTAAACCAACTGCACTACTTTTTAAGCAAATTAAAAAGCGATCAAATTGAATTAGGCGAACATACGCAAATCATTGATATACAAACATCCTCAAGCCCAGAACTGATAGGGGTAGAGGAAAACGGTCAATGGATTTACGGATCAAGCCTTTTAATTAAATATTATATTAAATAGGAGGAAATAAAATGGCTGACGGAGATTTCAAAGCACAGGTACAAGTAGAACCAGTTTATAATTATACGGTTGCGATTGACACTACACCCGATACAACAGCGACATGGTCACCATTATGTGCAGGTATCGAAAACTTTAGCGAATCATTAAATGAACAAGTACAACAGTTCTTTTTTATGTGCGGTAAAGGATTTGCGAATAACTATGTTACAGGAATGGCACCATCATTAACAATTACTGGGCGCAGAGTTAAAGGTGATGCAGCACAAGAGTATATCTTTGGTGCTAAATACGCTTTAATGAAAAAAAGAGAAACACAATTACAAATTTCGCAATTAGATGCTACGGGAGCAAATACGCAAACAATTACATGCAATGTAACAATTCAAAATATTGTAGAGATTAACGGAAATGCTACAGACCCGTCACAAATCAGCTTTGATTTGGCATTTAATGGAACACCAACGTTAAAAAGTACGCCAGTAGGGGGATAACCCCTACTTTTTATATATATTAGGAGGATGAATCATGTATAAAATCAAAAGAGATAAAAAATTTAAAGAACAACTTGAAGTCGAAAATGATAATGGTGAAAAACTTACGCTTGATGTTGAAATTGCCCTTGATAAACAGCTTAATGAATTCACAAAGAACTGGCGCAATCTTGAGGTTATGAATATTAACGTTCAACAAGGTAAATTAGACTATATGCAAATGGGGAATGCGGTTATTTCAATAATGGGTGTTGTTTTTGGGGAAAAAGATGCAAAAAAATTAATAGATTTTTATAACTGTAATTACATTGAACTAATCCAAGATATTTTACCATTTATTGCAGGGGTGATTAAACCACAGTTTGATAAAGTTATAAAAGAACACACTAAACGAAACAAACAAGCGCTTAAAGAGTTGACAAAATGATACTTTATAAGAGTTTGCCAACAGAGATTAGATACAAAAATAGGAAATATAAAATAAAACCTTATTTTAATAATGTGCTGTTTTGTTTAGAAGTCTTTAATAACAATGCCTATACTGATGAAGAAAAAATTTATCTTTGCTATAAGGCATTGGTAAAAAAACAACTCACACAACATAATTACACGGAAGTAGTAGCTATTTTAAGCAAAGTATTCGATGTGCTTTTTGAAGATAAAAACAAGCGTAAAGAAAATAAAAAATCTTTTGATTTTACGCAGGATGCTAAATATATATATGCAGGGTTTATGCAATGTTACGGCATAAACCTTTTTGAATACAAAAATAAATTGCATTGGTGGGAATTTAACGCATTGTTTCAAGGACTATCAAGGGATACTCGGATAATGCAGATAATCGATATTCGTACTCGACCTATTCCTAGAAGAGACAAAACAAATGGCGAGTATATAAACAATCTTTTAAAGCAAAAAGCTGAGTATAAATTGGAACTAAGTCAAGAGGAACAAGAAAAAGAAATACAACAATCGCTTGGCGATTTATTTAGTGCTTTATCAAATATGGCCGAAAAGGAGTGATGATATGGCAGATGGTGATGTAGTTTATAAAGTTGATGTTGACGATGGACAAGTCTCTAGCCAATTAGATAAGGTTAGTTCAAAAATCGAAAATTCAAGCGAAAAAACATCAAATGAACAAAAGAAAGACTTTAAGGAAACAAGTAAAGAATTTGCAAAACAATCGCAAAAAATGGTTGGTGATAATAAAGAAGCCAACAGCCAAATAGAAAAAGATAGTGGCGGATTAGGAAGCAAATTAAAGGAAACGTTCAAAAATGCATTTGGTGGAATAGGTGAAAGCATTAAAGAAAATGCCGAGACTATAACTGCACCAATGGATGAAATAGCAAGCAATATCGGGATGTCTTTTGGAACGTTAGCTAAAGCAGGAGTTATCGGTGGAATATTAGCTATTGGAACCGCAGCGGTAAACACAGCCAGTGACGTCGAATCGGCAATGAATAAATTTCAAGCGCAAACAGGCGTAGCTAATGAAGAATTAGACAAATATGAAGAAACCATGAAAGATATTTACACTGGCAACTATGGCGAATCTTTCGAAAACGTTGCTGATAGTATGGCGAAAGTTAAACAACAGCTTGGTGAAATCGATCAAAAAGATATGAAAAATGTCACTGAGGGATTGTTAACGCTAGAAAGCGCTATGGACATGGATTTCGACGAAACATTAAGAGGTGTTAACCAATTAATGAAGCAGTTTGGTATAACGTCAGAAGAAGCCTTAGACCTAATCGCAAAAGGCGGTCAAGAGGGTTTGGACTATACACACGAACTAGGGGATAATATATCGGAATACGCTGGGAAATTTAGCCAAGCGGGATATAGTGCTCAAGAATATTTTCAAATAATGAAGAATAGTACTAAAGACGGAAGTTATAACCTTGATAAAGTAAATGACACTATTAATGAAATTACAAATAAATTGGCTGATGGAAGTATTAAAGATAATTTAAATGTATTCAGTTCAAAAACAAAAAATGTTTTTGAAGCATGGAGCAAGGGAGGAGCACAGCAGAAAGATGTAATTGATAGCATCATTAATGATATAAAAAGCTGTACCAATCAGCAAGATAAACTAACAATGGCTAGTACGGCATTCGGGGCTTTAGGTGAAGATAATAACTTAAAATTTATTGAGAGTTTTTCTGCTATTGGTGACACGTTTAATGATGTTAATGGAACTATGGATAAAGTTAAAGACAACGCTGGCAAAGGGTTAGGGGCACAGTTTCAAAGTCTAATAAGAAACACGCAAATGTTGATTGAACCATTAGGTAAAGCATTATTGCCTATTTTAAACTCATTGGTGAGTATACTTGGAACCATAATGAAAGTAGCTAGTCCATTGTTTGAAGTTATAGGGGATATTATTACAACGGTAAACGACTGGTTAGCAAATATAAAGTGGGATGAAGTTTTTAAAGAAGTCTGGGAAGGTGTGACAGATGCCTTTGCGGTGGCTTGGGAGACAATAAAATCAATAGGTCAATGGTTTGTTGATTTGTGGAATGGCATCGGTACGTGGTGGAGTGAATTAAACGCTAAAATAGATGCAACCATTATAGAGACGTGGAACGGTATTCAAACATGGTGGAATGAATTAATTAGTGGGATTGTTGCATGGTTTCAGGAAACATGGAATGGTTTAGCGACATGGTTTAATGATTTATGGAACGGAATTGCAACAGCGTTTAATAACACAGTTAATGGAATAAAAGATTTCTTTATTAATGGTTTTAATCTCATGGTTGAGGGCGCTAAAAACGCGATGAATAATTTAAGCAATTGGATATCATCGATTATAAACAATATAAAAGGAATATTTAACGGAATTATAAGCTTTATAAGCGGTGTATTTTCGGGAAATTGGCGTCAAGCATGGGAGGGGATAAAACAAATATTCTCTAACATAGTAAGTGGCTTTGCTAACATATTCAAAAGCCCGATAAACTGGATAATAGACGGAATTAACACGTTTATAAGCGGTTTAAATAAAATAAAAATTCCCGATTGGGTTCCAGTTGTAGGCGGAAAAGGTTTTAACATTGGGAAGATACCAAGATTAAAAGTTGGTATGGATTATGTACCAAGTGATTTTTTCCCTGCGTATTTGGATAAAGGCGAAATGGTACTTACAGCACCCGAAGCACAAAAAGTACGCTCATACGGCGGAATACAAGGTATAGAGAGTATGTTAAGCGCCAATCTTGTTACAAACAATGAAATGGGTCTTGATTATGGAAAACTAGCCGAAGCAATGGCGGGTGTTACTATACCGATTTATCTAGACGGCAAAGTCGTAGGCTATAGTATAACGGGCTCAGTCGATCAAAACATGGGAATTATAACTTCACGCAAAGGGAGATACGGAATATGAGAGAAGATGTAAGATTTAAAATCAATAATGATGATTTTTTGTTAAGCGATTATCATTTGTGTGTTGAATCATATTCTATTGGCATCCCCGAGGTTAAGAGTTTTTTTCAAGAGATACCGTATTCTAATGTTGTTTATGACTATACAGAATATTTTGGAAGTCCTACATATAGCCAACGCCCAATAACTATAAATTGCAAACTAATGAAATCAACACCGTGCTGGCAAAAAATAATGCAAAAAGTTCTTGAACTCATGCACGGTCAAAGAGGTATGTTCAGTTTCGCAAGCGATAGTGAGTGGTATTATAATGGGAGAATTTCTATTGATACTGACGAGCATGATAATTGGAACTTTGCTACCGTTACATTATCGATAATTTGTGATCCGTTAAAAACGAACATGGAGGGGGCGAGCAAACTTTGAAATTAAAATTAATGTGCGATGCCGATATATTGTTTGACAGTACGACAAATATGTATAAAGCTATGTCGATCGATTTAACGGAACAAGTTAATACAACTAATACATTGGTGTTTACTCTCCCGCCTTTTAATCCTAATTATGATAAACCGCAAAAAATGACATCTGTAATCGAATTATATAGAAATGATGCCCTTGCGTTTGAGGGGCGGGTGCTGTATACCGATGATGATATTTTGGGCAATAGAACATTTACTTGCGAGGGTTCTTTAGCTTATTTCCTTGACAGTATAGTAAGACCTAATACAACGCAGGATACAACTATCCGCGATTATCTTCAAGGTCTTTTAAATCAGCATAACGCACAAGTTGAAGAACAAAAGCGATTTACACTTGGAATTGTTAATGTTACCAATACAACTGACAATGTATATCGTATAGACAATGATTATTCAAATACATTAACAGTAATGCAAGAAAAATTAGTTAACCGTTTAGGCGGATATTTAAGGGTTAGAAAAGAAAATAACGTAAGATATCTTGATTACTTGGAAGAGTATGGAACAACATCAAATCAAACTATAGAATTTCAAAAAAATATATTAGATTTGACACAGCGTATATCTGCGGAAAATGTAATAACCGCGCTAATACCTTTAGGTGTTAAGAATGAAGAAACGGGGTTACCGCTAACGATTGAAAGTGTGAATGACGGTAAAGATTATTTAGTAAATGAAACTGCCGTAAGCCTATTTGGCTATATATACGGTAAGAACGAGTGGGAAGATGTTACATTACCCGAAAACCTAAAAACAAAGGGAGAAGCCTTTTTGCAGGAAAATATAAAAGCTTCGTGGAGCATAGAAGTAAATGCCACTGATTTATCGATGCTAGACGTATCGATTGATACATTGGATTTGGGAATGAGTGTTCCAGTTATATCCGTACCGCATAAATTAGACGAAAATTTTACAATTAAGAAAAAAGAAACTAAATATCTGCAACCGCAAGATAGCGAAATAACTTTAGACACTGTCATAAAACGAAACACTGATCAAGTTTCAAGCACTGACCGACAATTAGGACAGTTGGAAACAATACAGACTGACAGATTTATGGCTATTGTGAAAGAACAGACCAATTTAATTACGGGCGGTTCGGGCGGAAATATGCAGTATGGATTTAATGACAGTGGTTTACCGAGTGAAATCTTTTTTCTAGACAACCCCGATAAAGAACTGGCAAAAAAAGTATTAAGAATAAATCAAAACGGGATTGGGTTTTCGAAAAATGGGATTAATGGTCCTTTTGAAACGGCATGGACATTAGACGGCGTATTTAATGCTAATTATATTACCGCTGGTATTTTACAAGGAATACAAATAATTGCAGATTTAGGTATGCTTGGTGGTTGGACAATGGACAGTACATCTCTGTCAAGCGGAAGTACGGTCGGAATTATTCTAGATTCAAGCGAACCAAGCATTGCGACATATCATCCTGATACGGATTATATCGGCATGAAAATGTATAATGGTGGATTGGCTGTATACTCTTACGCTAATAAAGGGACATACGTAGGACAATTGTCAAGTGGAGCAGATGGAACGGTGCTGCAGGGCGCATATGGACACAATTTATCTCTCGGTATAAGTACAGATAACACAAATACTGCGCTTGATGGTTATTTAGTTATGAATAATGGCGAAGTGTTATGTTATAAAACGTTAAATATGCGCGGACACAGTATAATAAATCAATCAGACAAACGATTAAAGAAAAATATAAAAGATATAGATTGTTCTTTTGTATATGATTTAGAAGTAAAACAATTTGATTACTTAAACGGTGATAAAAACAGAATTGGTATACTTGCAAATGATTATACGAACAAAAGCTATTCTAAATATTTTCTACATAAAGGAAAAGACGGGTATTATGGTGTGGATTACCAAAATATTATGAATGCACTGATTAAATGTGTGCAGGAACAAAACAACCGTATAAAAGCGTTAGAAAGGGGAACAAAATGATATTTAGTACAATAACACAAAACAATCTTAATTTAACCGCTGATACTACCGAAATCCCAGCACAGTATAGCAATAATATACAGTTTAAATTTATTCAAGACAATGAACGTTTTAGCGGATATATACCGACTATTTATATTGGTGTATATGACAGTGCGATGATAGAGTGCAGCGACGTTATTAATGCTGGTGGTGCGGTTGTTGTAGACGGTGACGGTGTGTTTGCTATATCTAATGAAATAATGTATCGTAACGGCTTTTTAGCGGTTGGGGTAACATTAACCAACAATGACGAGAACGTATCTCTAAAGCCCGTTATTTACCGTATACAAGCAAGTGTTGGCGGATTAAGCCCATTACCGCCAGATGAGGGCGAATGGCAACAAGTTGTTAAGGCATTTGTTGAAACACTGTTTAATAACTGGTCTGCTGAAAATCTCGATCCAATAAAAGCACAGCTTGAAGAACTTATCTCTACAGCACAAACACAACAAGAAAAAATAACATCTCAGCAAACGCAGATTGATAATGCGATTGGAAACATGGGAGATTATGAAATCGTACAAGAAGACCCCGTACAAATAAGATTTAAAAAAGGTGATGGAACATTCGGGGAAACTGTTGATTTAGGCGACGGATTAGCATCTAAAGCAATGGTAAATGCTGGCTATTATACTTATAAAGGTATTAGTTATGGTGGTTCTGCAAGTAATAACGGGATTGACGTTGCAGAAATAAACGGAGCATATTCCCAAGAAACTACAAACGGGTTTCAGTTATTCGATGCTAGTAAACTACCTACTAAATCACAAGGTGGAGCAACTGTAACGAATAATGGTGATGGAAGTTTTACTATTAGTGGTAGTGGGAATTTGACGAGTGTATTTAGTTCGTTCTATAGAGCTACTGAAATATACGATAAATTAAAAGTTGGAAAGATTTATGGAAAGGTTGAAGTAGACACATTTCCACGAGTATTAATCGGTATTTTTGATAAAACAGGAGATTTTTATAACAAAAAATATATGACATTAACGAAGAATATAACTTCATTTGATATTACACAAGATGAGTTAAATAAAATTAAAAGTGGAGAATTAGAATTTAGAGGTTATATTTTAGGAGAAGTTAATCAACCTATCAAACAAGGCACAATAAAACCAATGCTCTACCAAGACGGAGACGGAACTTTTGAACCCTACACGGGCGGTATTGCTAGTCCTAACCCCGAATATCCTCAAGAGCCTAAGTTTGTTGGTGATTACAACGAGGGTACGCAAAAATATGATATTGACTTTATGACGAGTGGGAAGAACTTATTTGATTTTAATTATTTAAAAAATAATTATGTTATCAGAGGTACTAAAACCTATACTGACAATTCAATTACGTTAACGTCTACCGGCGATGATTGTTATGATAATAGTTTCTCGAGTAATACAAACTTTCGTATACCAGTATTGCCGAATAAACAATATACACTAATGCTTAGAAAAACAAATAATGTTGCCGGAGTTATGTATATATTTCCTTATACAAAAAATAATGTAATGCATAAACAAGCTATAAGTACAAATATTTCATATACTGGTAATATTGCATATACGTTTACCACGCCGCAAGATTGTTATTATGTGAGTTTTAGAGTAGGTATAAACCTAAGTGGGAATACTTGTACATTTAGTGATTTTATGGTTTTATATGGAACACATACATGGGATGATGTAACTGAATTTATACCATATCAAGGCTTCGAAACCACAACCGTAGAACTAAACCAACCGTTACGTGAGTTACCAAACGGCGTTAAGGATACAATAGAAAATGGTGTTGTTACGAGACGAGTTGGAGAAATAACTTTTAACGGTTCAGAAACATGGTTAAAAAACGCTGGAAATGCTAATAATTGGCTGTATCATATTGCTATAACACACGTTAACGCAAAAGGGTTGTGTGATTCGTTACCACACAATGAAATAGACGTTATAAATAGTGATGGTTCCGGGATTAACCGAGTCGGCTTCAATTTTACTCAATACGAAAAAGTTATGTATCTCAATGTTGGATATTATATGGAACAAGCAGGTCTAACCAACACGGTAGACAACCTAAAAACTTGGCTACAATCTAACCCTATTACAGTATGGTACGAACTAGCTACGCCAACTACAGAACAAATCACGTTGCCTACTCTGCCGAGTTGGTATCCTTATACTGATGCGTTGGTTGGAACTGAATTGCAACCTAGCTTTGTAGAATGGCATATCAAAACCGCAGGAGCTAACCAAAATGATTTAACCGTTATTAAAGAAGATATATCGCAATTACAAACCGAAACCACGCAGTTAAACGATGATGTTACAAAGCTTATGGGAGCTTTTACATCGGTGACAGATTTAACTAAGCAATTATTCTTGCTTATGCATCGTGTAGGTGATATTATTTTCAGCACTTCCGATGAAAACCCAAGTACAATTTACGGCGGAACATGGGTAGCGTGGGGGAAAGGTCAAGTACCAGTTGGTGTCGATACAAGCGATAGTGATTTCAACACTGTAGAAAAAACGGGTGGAGAAAAAGAACATACATTAACTGTCGATGAAATGCCGAGCCATAAACATGATTTCGGACAACAATTTGCTACTACATCTAATTTGAGTGGGGCATATGGTTATTATATGATCGCAGGAACACAAACCGATGTTATAAAAAATACAGGTGGAAACCAACCGCATAACAACTTACAGCCATATATAACTTGCTATATGTGGAAAAGAACTGCATAAAAACTTAAAGGCCGAAAGGCCTTTTTAATATTAATAAAGTGAGGTAATTTTATGAACAAAATTAATTTAAAAATCAGATTAAAAAATCCCGTGTTTATTGCACAAATTGTATTAGCTGTTTTAACGCCTATTTTGGCTTATGCGGGGCTTACCGCACAAGACCTAACAACATGGGGAGCGTTAGGAGAACTGCTTTTAAACGCTGTTTCTAACCCTTACGTACTATCTTTGGTGATTGTATCTGTATGGAACGCAATCAACGACCCTACTACAAGCGGAGTAGCAGACAGTGAACGTGCACTAAACTACACTGAGCCTAAAAAGGATTAGCGTTATGAACGAAGCGGAAATGATAGGCTCTGTTATTGCAGGAGGGGTAGCAATTTTTAGTTTTGTTACCCCTATGCTTAAGCTAAATTCGAACATAACACGTATGAACACACTGCTTGAAAGGATAATCGAAGATAACAACCGACAAGACAAGCGGTTAGATGCACATAGTGAACGGCTTGACGTTATCGTAGAACAGCAACGCAGAAACGAAAAAATAATTGATATACATGAATTGCGTATCAGTAATTTAGAAAATAGAAATTAGGAGGAGAAAACAAAAATGGAAATTAAACAAAAATTAGTGAGTTCAAGCAAATATGATATTAAATGTCCTTACGAAAGAGAACCGCAGTTTTACGTGGTTCATAACACATACAATGATGCAGCAGCATCAAACGAAGTAGCGTATATGATTAGAAATGACAATAAAGTATCTTTTCACTATGCAGTTGATGATGTAGAAGTTGTTCAAGGATTATTAGAAAATCGTAGTGCATTTGCAAGTGGTGATGGTGGAAAAGGACAAGGAAATTTATACGGTATTCATGTAGAAATCTGTTATTCAAAATCAGGGGGAGACAGATTTATTAAAGCTGAACAAAATGCGGCAAAATTTATCGCGGATGGTTTAAAGGCTCACGGTTGGGGAATTGATAAAGTTAAAAAGCATCAGGATTTTGCTAATAAATACTGTCCACATAGAACACTAGATATGGGGTGGCAAAGATTTTTAAATATGGTGCAAGCAAATCTGGATGGAAATCAAACAGTAGTAACTCCAACACCACAACCATCTCAACCGGTCAAACCAAGCGGTTATGATGAATGGGTAGCACGTTTACAACAAGAGTTAAATTACCAATTCAAGCGAGGTTTAACAGTAGATGGATTAAAAGGACCTAATACATTAAATGCTTGTCCTACGGTAAAAAAAGGCGCAAAAGGAAACGTTACACGCTTAATTCAAGAACGATTAAATAGTGTTGGCTTTAGTCTAGGGGTAGATGGTATCTTTGGAACAGCAACTTATAACGCTGTAAAAGTTTTCCAACGTAACCGTGGATTAAGCCAAGATGGTATTGTTGGTAAAAATACATGGAATTGGCTTTTAAAAGGAACTAAGATGTAATTATGTTTAGCAAAGAATTACAAGATGGTGTATCCTATGAATAAAGTTTACTTGAAAATAGGCGCTGAAGATATTCAGGGGAATAAGCTGAATACACGGGTAGAGTATGTTCTTATGTATGTGGGGTTATCGCACAGCATTATCAACAATGGGTATCGTGATATACATGTAAATAATAAATATATAAAATTCAAGCCTAGATCAAAATAATCTAGGCTTTTTTTATTTTATTCGTACATATCTTTTATTGTATCAATTACGTCTAATTGTAGTTGTACTGCTTCGTCTTCAGTTACGGGGTAATTTGTTTTTACGTAGCTTATATAATTATCGTCTATGACATTGCTTAGATAATAATCTAATTCACTGTCATAATCTTCTAAATAATCTTCGTGTGAACTTGGACTTGTTTCAATTTCAACTAAAATATTTTTTAAATTAGTTATAAAAGAATTTCTAA